TTCCTGTTACAATGCCAACAATCGTTGATACACCAACTACTTCTTTATATCCTGAACCTTTGTATGTAATGTTAATATCAGCGACTCCACCATATGTGTTTGGAGAGTCAGTATTATATGAAAGTCCTCCATTCGATCTTGTATAAGATCCTCTTTCAGGTTGTTCTTCAACATCATATTTAAATGTTGTGGTAGTTCCAATCCCAATGATAGAAAACTCACCTGTATATGTGCTGTTGACAATATCAATTTTGTTATATCCATCTACCTCATTATCAATTATAATTTCTTTCTTTACATCCTCAATAAAATCAGTATTTACAAGAGAGAATTGATAGAATAGATTTTGAGGAACATTATCATTGACAGATAATGTTAGTTTTGCATCTGTATCGATTCCAACTTTTCCAGACTTTGTAACTTGGAATTTTTTATCCTTTAAAGATCCATCAAATGCATTAGTAAATTTGGCGTCTCTGTAGAGATTTAAATCAAAAGCTGAGTATCTAGTAGATACATTCAGTGATGATAAAGACGAATCACTCAGATCAAAATCTACAGTATTGCCAGAATATACATTTAATGGTGGATTGATAGGAAGTAATGTTCCCTTTCTTGCAATCTCAATTGAGACGAAATTGGGACTAAACTTTTCAACTTGATGTTTTGAATTGCAAAGTCTTACTTTATCTTTGGAAAGTCTGAATACATGATAAATTTTCTGATCCTCTAATCCTGATGGAGCAGGACTTGAATCAAGAATTACTTTATCTCCGGTTTTAAATCCGTGATTGGAAATCTCAATCGTATTTTGAGAGGTGCTTACTCCTGCAGTTGTGAAACCAAGAGGATTAAATACAATTCTTCTATTGTGATCATTATACTTGACGGTGACAGTTGTCGTAATGCCAGGTGTTACTGACATGTTAACTTTATCACCGATTGTTAATCCATGAGTTGAAGCAGTAGCGACAGTGACAGTATTTCGTGAAGACTCGGCAGTTACGACGTTTGTTCTAACTGTTTTGATACTATGCTTTGTTCCTGTTCCAATGCCTGTTAAGAACAACAAGCCAGAATTCATTGTTGTATCAGCGATACCAACAAATGTTCCCGTAGAACCAATACCGACTTTAAATGTTTGAATTCCAATTACATCGTCGCTGACTTTAGCAACATAAAGAGGGGTGTCATTGGAAATTCTATAAGTAGTGCCAACTGATGGATTTGTATCCACTTCAATTGACTGTCCACCTCCATTGTTGTAAACAACAACGTCACCAGTTTTTAATTCATGATTAGGTAAGAATAATGTTCTAGTAGAAACGAATTTTTGAGTAATTCCTGCTCCTGGATTGGAGAAAAATACAGTAGAACCAATTCCAACTCCACTAAGTGTACCAACACCCAAAGTTTCTCTTGGATCAAAATATACTTGCTTGTTTAATTCAAAATCAACTTCACGTTCCCTATTTGAAGTAAAGGTAAACTTGCGGCTGTTTTCGGAAAGTGAAGTGGTAGCAGTATGAGCTGCAGAAACTGTATTACTAACCGCTCTTTCGACTCTCAAACGTGAATTTAAATTATCGACGTTAAGAACACGAACTTTTTCAGAACCTAAAGTAAATATATCATTTTCTCTTATTGAGAGAACCCCACGATCTATTAACCCTCCACTTATGGAGAAGTATGTAACAATGCCAGTAACACCAGATGTGCTAACACCTGTTGCTAAATTATAAAAATCAGTGGATACTCCAATTCTGTAAGACTTATTAGTTAAATTAATAGACGTATTAAATCCAGATAAAGAAACTAAGTTTGTATTAACTAAATTGTGAGGAGATGTTGAAAAAGCAACGTACCTTCCAGACGAATCAATAGGAAGTATTTCTAATTCTGATGACGTTAAAGTTTCAACACTCACATCTGTAATTATTTTACCAGAAACTCTTGATACCTTTGCTTTTGCATCAGTTGCCCCAGGTAACGATTCAAACACTACTCTGTCGCCAACTTGATAACCATTACCACCTGTAATAATACCAACATTATCAATAGTGCCAACCGAAGCAGATGTTATATCAATAACTTCATCAAATACTTTATATGGTTGAGTTACATATTCATATGAAACATTATCTTGTACTAATCCGTAAGGTGTGGTATTTCTTAACCACATATCATTTACAATATCATACTTTTCTTGGTATGAATCATTTTTGAAATTAAATTCATTGGGTTTGGATTTAAACTTATCGCCAATAAAGTATGGGAATACTGGTAATTTGAAGTTTTCAAATGCTCCATCACCAGCAACAGCACCATCAGAAATTGTTGCAAAATAAGCATATACCCCATTAGGAAAGTCAGGAGTAACGCAATATCTACCGTTATGCTCATCAAGATCACCGCCACCAGTAAATTGATAGTCCTCACAGAAGAATCCATTCGTCCAAGATGAAAGCGAAGGGCGATTAGATGATTCTACTAAACTGTATCCACTCTTGAGTGCTCTAACAGTTCCACCAGTTTGTGTATCAAATCCATATGGGCCATAAATCGGATTTCCATCATATGCCCATCCTATTATTGGAGAATGGAAACTTGCTTCAATTTCTTTATTGGAAGCATCAATTCTTAAATCGGCAACCCCATACTTTATTCCTTTTGAAAAGTCACTATATCCATAACTTATATCACCCGCTAAAGCTTTACCAAAAACAGTTTCTCTTAATTTTCTTGGTGCATATAAATGAGTGTATTGAATTCCATACTCATCATTTAGAGCAACATCTAAAATACCATCATCATCGCTAATGATATTTTTATACTTTTCAAAAAGATTGACAGTCCACTGATTTATATCAGCAATTAAGTTTACACCTGATCCATTTGGCAATACGCTTACTGTTGTAGTATCTGTGTAATTGATTCCTGGATTTTCAACAATAACTCTTTCGATCTGTCCATTACTGATAACTGCCGTAAGTTTGGCAAAACTACCTTCACCATTAACTACTAATTGTGGAGCAGAGTTATACTCAAATCCATTATTTGTGACAAGAACTTGTTCAATTTTTCCGTTATTAACGATTGGGAGAAGTTCTGCGTCTCTACCACTTAATAGTTTAAATACTGGTTGCTTGTTAAAATTAATAATTTCACTTGAACCATATCCAACTCCATTATCAGTAAGATAAATTGATTCTACTGATCCCTTAAATACAGGTTGAATCTTAGCAGTAAAATCTTGTCCACTTACTGTATTAATTCCAATCTCTCCAGAAATTGATACAGTTATTGTTGGATAATTAAATGTATGAGATCCAGATCCTACAGAATCAATATCTACATATTGATTTGTGTCATAATAGAAAAGTTTTGCAGTTGTTCCTACACCAACTGAAGAGAGTTTAAAATTATCAGAATCAACAACAGTAACGATATAATTTTGATCAGAACTAAGTCCTGAAGCATTTCCAGAATACGTTACTGTATCCCCAGATTTAAATCCATGATTTAAAATATTAATCTGATTGAGAGATGTATTGATTCCACTGATTCCTGATGTTCTTTCTTTGTTTTCGTAATTTGAACCCGATGAAGTAACGATTATATCAGAAAGAACTCTTTTTTTATCAAATGATTCAAATCTATGTACTCCAACACCATTAGATGATAAACTAATTGTGTTTAAACCGGTGATAGAATCACCCTCTGTGGGAAATAGTTTAATAGTTTTAGTATCGACAGTTTTTACATAATAAATTGCGTCAGTAGAGATTCCACCAACAGCAGTTTGTCCATCTGTTTTATAAATTACTTTTTCAGACTCTCTAAACTTATGGAAAGTGGTGAATCCAATTGTGTTTGAAGACAACCCAACTTGTGCATTTTCAGATGTCGCAAAGAAAGAAACAGAATGAGTTATCAGTTTAGTATTTGCATATGCAGATGCTCCCGATCCATTACCACCAGAAATTGTAATAATAGGATCAGTTACATAATCAAAACCAGAATCAGTAACATCAATTCTTTCTAACTCTCCTTTTACATTAACAAGTCCTGTTGCACCAATGCCTGTAGAATCTTGAATTGATAAAACGGGAGGATTGATTATGTCATATCCACTACCACCAGCAGCCACAGTTACACCATCAATTGTGCCGAAATAAACACTATCTCCAGATTTATAATTAAGAATCTCAACACCGTTAACTAACATTCCAGTTTTACCTGGGGATGTTACATAAGTTCCACCATCATTGACTGGTGATTTAAATTCTCTAACTAACTTTTGGTGTTCTAAATCTTTTTTGTAAAAATCATTTACAAAGAAATAATTATTTGTTACGATACCAGAAACAGAAACAAAATTACTATTGAAGAGGTTAGTTAAACTAGATGCAATTTTAAATTGAGTATCATTTACTTTCTTAACATAAAATACACCTGGTTCAATTTCTGGAAATCTACTTTCTACAGATTGTCCTATATCATCACTAAAGACATAGGAATCATAGTAAATTTTATCTCCGGTTATAAAACCATGATTCTTTGATACATCAAAAGTTTCTCCGCTAAAACTTCCATCTAAAAGAACTTTCCTATCATAAAAATTTAATGGGGTATCATGATAGAAAGGAATTGAAGGTGATGTAACTAAAACATCACCATCATAATTAGCGTAAGTATTTTGAACGTTAGCAAAAGCATCTTCAATGTAGGAATAATTTGAGTTTACGTTACTTACATCCGGTTTAAGAATATCTCTTCTTACGCTGAAGCTGCTTCCAACTAATTCTCCCGCTCTTGAAAAAGAGAAAGTTTTAGCATTTGTTATATCTACAACTACGCCTTGTTTTCCTACTCCGTCAGATTGAATAACAGTTACTTTGTCGCCTATTCTAAAAATACTGTCAGCAAATAATGTGATAGAATATGTAAAGTCAGAAGAATCAATTAATGAAATTTGCTTTACATCATACTTAGGGCTTACATTATCAAACCAATTACTAGCTAACGCTGATGATGTACTAATACCAAGAGATTTAATCTTAATATTATCTTTATCAGTGTAGTAAGATGTATTACCATAAACATTATTATTACTAAGAACGTTTCCTATTCTTATTTCAATCTTTGAGGTAGTAGCGATTCCAACCACTGAGGCATCGCTAGAAGCGACTGAGACGGGGTTTATTCCTTCAAAACCATACGCAGTAACGTTTAACCTTAAATCAGTTCCTGCGGATATTTGATAGTTAGTTCCAAAGATCGTAGTGTGAGCTAAACCAACTCCAAAGAACTGGTTTGTGGTTTTAGATCTATATGTGAGAATACCACTTTGCCCTTTAACAAATAGTTGTCCCTTTTCTGGAAAACCAATCGTAGAATCAACATCAATTATTGATGATCCTGATGATACTAAAACTGTGTTTTGAGTTTTAGGATGAGCAACAAAGTCACCTAAAACAGTTCCTCCAGTGAGATCAATATCTTTACTGTAATCAAAGTCAACACTCAGTTGATAAAAAGTATCAGATCCTCTTTGAATTTTTTCTGCATCAATAATGGTAGCGTATGCTTGATTAATATCATATTCAGGAAATGCATCCTGATATAAAGTTTGATTTTTTAATTTTGTTGGATCACCTACAACTGCTTCAACAACGATATCTTTTGTCTTTCTATACTCGGCGTCAGAGGGCCTAAACAGAAATTCTTTTGGCTTTACAACCTCTGCTTTCTCACCATATAAAGCGGCAAAAAGAATTCTAAAAGATTCGTCTGTACCTTTTGATTGATAAAAATCTTTTGCTCTTGACAAGAAAAGTCTTTCATTTACTTGAGAGTTGATTTCTCTTCTTTCAAATCCAGGAGCAATTTGTTTTTTTAGTTTAACTAAAAACTCTCTCAGTAAAATATTACTGAGATTTATAATCTTAGCACCTTGAACGTGTGATGTAGCTTCTGATTCAGTAAATGTTAATTGATCATCATTATTACTGAAGGCAGTTACACCACTAAATCCACGAACACAACCAAGAAACTGATAATTATTTCTACTGGTGTATAATATTACCTCACTATCAATTTGAATAATCCCATATCTTTCTGGAAACTTATACGTGCCGAACTGATTGTCGAAAAGATCAAATGTTGCATTAATGGTAGTATCGCTAAAATCAATATCAACATCAAGAAGAGTCTCTTCCTCTCCACTTAAAAGAGTTTCAAGTTTTACATACTCATCAATATTTTGAATGACATCAGATGGTGCAGTTGGATATTCCTGAGAAATATAATACTGCTTTAAAAATTCACCAACAAGAGGAAAGTCATCCCTTACAAATGCAGGTAACTGATACTCAATAATGTCCTGAATCTGTACTCGCTGTAAATCGGTTGATATCATCTTACGTCTTTAGTATGAATAAGTAGGAGTGGAAGTTGAAGATGTTGAACTTGAGGTTGCACCAGAACTACTTGCTGGTGTGTATGAGGTAGTCCCTGTAGTTGATGTAGTCGTTGTAGTTGTAGTTGTCGTTGATGTAGTCGATTCAACATTTGATGTTCGATTTATTGCTATCGCATCAACTGTTCCACGGACTAAACTTCCATTTGCAAAACTTGAAGAAACAATATAATCAGATCCTGATATATCATAACCAGAGGCAATCCTATCATTGATAGAATTTATTGTTATGTTATTAGTATCTAGTTGAATATAAAGATCCTGTAATCCGATGATATCATTAGAGTATGGTACGGCAGAGATCTCGATCAGAGGGAAGTCTCTACTTATAGAAGTAGAAATAATATTGACAGGATTGAGTTTGATCTCACCCTTTATGTAATCAATCGATCCTACATTTCTTCTAACAATAACTTCTTCTGTAGCAGATTTAAGTCTAATTAAATTAATTGTTCCGGTTTCTAAACTAAAATCAGGTTCATCTACCAAATAGACAATTCCCGCGACACCACTTACTTGGAAACCGGATGATTTAATATTATATCCAATCTTCCCTCTATGTGTTCCATGTCCATGGTTTTTAATATGGAATCTATTACCAAAACAAATTTCATACTCGGCAAACGTATTAAGAGATGCTCTAAGATCTCTTCTCATTTGTATCGTGGTAATATTAGACGTAATAGCAGAATTACTATTATCAATAATATTCAAAAACTTACTATACTTAAATCTTGCTCCAAACTTATTAACTTCAGTTGAGTCGGCGTATCTTTCAATGTTTTGAGAAACAAGTGAAGTTATCTGACTATCACTATTTGCATCATTAGAATTATAATAAACATTAACAAGTGCCTCGATGTAAAGGTATTTTAAATCAGTAATCTGCAAGTCAATACCACCAACAGAATATTGTTTAATTTCTCTCTTTATATTATCCTTTACTAAGTTAGAAAGATATGCACCATTAATTGGTTTAATGCTTGCAAATACTCTTCCAAACTGTGGTGGATTTAATTCTTCGCCACCAAATACAGAAATAGATTCTGCTTCTGGATAAATTTTGGGAATAATATATTCATAATCAGTAGAAGTTACGGCTCTATTCTGAGAAGCGTATGTTTGAGGTGCATACTTTTTAATTGATTCAACACTCTCAACATCGGCACCTGCAAAGGAAGGCGTGTTAACAGTTACTCTAGAAATACCAGATGCAATCTCTAAATTGTCTCTCGATGTTGTTAACTTACCATTGAAGTTAAGTTGATCAATACCGTTGCCTTCGGAACCATTAGTGACAAGATACGCAACACTTATAAAGTTTGGTTCTTGCAATGCACGTCCAAATACGCCATCACCAAAAATTAATTCATATCTTTGATCTTCAATTTCTTGAATCCAGTATACTGCAGAATCGCCATCAACTTCAAATAAGGAATTAGATAAGTTATATTTTCTCTTTACTGAGGATCTTTGAGATGATCTCCAAATGACATTAATTGTGGATGTATCAATGTTTGGATTTTCTAAGATATACTTCTGATCAGGATCATATGTGTTATACGCAAACTCCGCTGTTAAATATGTTCCTTCATATACATCTATATTACTAAAGGTAGCAATATTATTTTCTACTGGTACAGTAATATCCTCCATGATGGAGAATGTGTAACTAGTATTACCAAACCCATTCGATGTTGCTACAATTCCTTTGTTTAAAGTAATTGTTTGGGGTTTAGTTGAGTAGTTTGCAGTGTTAACAATAAAAGATATATTTGCTCTAGCAGCTTTGGCAGACTTAGGAGTATAACCGATATTCCTCGCCAGAGACACCACGTTCTCCCTGAGAGTGGCGGAATCGATGAATACCTCATTAGATACCATATTGGCATTATATGAGGTTATATACGTATTATACGCTAACGCATCAATAATTGTTGAAAGATTAGATCCTTCAAAATCGTAATCAGTAAAATTAGAATTCGATCGCAGATAATCAGTGATCGACTGCTTGATCTGATCGAAATCTAAATTGGCAAAGTTGACTAGTGCCATTATCGTGTCTGTTGTAATGCGAATGATAATTGTTGAGGAGTTGCTTCTATCCCAACAATGTCATAACGAATAGAGATATCATATTCACCAGCATCAAAGTTTGGTTGAACTACCACCTGACGCAATCTTACTCTAGGTTCAAAGTTATTAATCGTATTTTCGATTTGCTCTCTTAAAGCTTCAGTTGTGATATCATCAATAGGATCAAATAGTAAACGACTCACTTGCGATCCTAATTCAGGATTAAATGGACGTTCACCAGGAGCAGTAAGGATTAAATTACGTATAGAACGTGCTATTGCAGTCTCATTTTTATTTGCAATCAAATCAAAGGTAAGCGGACTTACCTTAAAAGACATCGAAATGTCCTTAAATGATTTACTGGCACGTTCTATTGGCACCCTATTTGTAAGCGATTATGCTTTATTTATCTCGTTCCTGAGCAGTTTTCCAGAAGTAACTTTCTTGATCACCAAGTCCCATTCTGTCG